AAGGTCGCAAACTACTTCGGCACGCACGGCTACGCAGATGACAGCTGGGCTGGTGCTGACTTTCAGGTCGGCGCATGGCCGCTGGGATGAACGATGGCACTGGCTGACGACCTTATAGCAGTCATCTGGTCCATTCGTTCGATTCCTGGCCAGTTCGGGCTGCGCCCGCATACGGTCCAAATCATAAACCGATTTGCCTACGGTCAGCATACCGGAGACGTCGATCTTTCATCGGCAACGCCGCTTGTTGAGCATGGCAACACCAATCCGAAAGTGCGATGGCTCGATGACGAAGCCCTCGCGGTAGGTGGTTTGCCATCAGGCACGGTTGAGATCGGGCCCATTACTCCAAAGTTTGATGCCGGTGGTACAGCCCTTGCGACGCTCGACGCGCGCAACCTGGACACCGGCGATTCCTTGCATTTGCTCATTACGGGTCCAAAGCACCCGAGCGGCGCGCTCTACAAGGTAGTGCGAATCAACGCCGATCGAGCAATGCACTACATGCTTCGCGCTACTCCGGTAAGCGAAAACCAGGACTGACGCAATGGGCGCTGACTCGATCGTCGATCAAACGGGCGGTCTAGTTTTTCCGCTCAACGCTGCGGACTACACGAACACGCTGGCTCCGATGGATCCGGCGCGCTCGCGCCTGCTCGCGCTCTTTACGGCCGCAATCAACTACGAGTTGGCTGACGTCTGGAAGAAGATTACCGACGGCTTGCCGCCGAACCATAAGCTTTTCGGCACGCGGCCCGTCCAGGACACTCTAGAGCTTCGCCCGTCGCCCAGCGTGATGCAGCAGCGCAAGGCAGCATTCCCGCTGCTGTGCCTCCATCGCAGCGGGCGCGCGGCCTGGGACTTCTACACGCTCGAAATCGAGCGACGTATTCAAGACTGGTCGCTGCTGTACATCTTGCCCGCGCTCGACGTACAAGATCAGCGCCGCGTCGGGGACGTTCTTCTAACCGTCCCTGCGATCGTTCGTCGCGTGATCCGTAATCACGGTCACAAGGCGTTTGAGGACGGCAAGCTCCAGTTCTTCGGCGACGCTAGCGGCATTGGCGCCATTCGCCTCGTTGGCCAGACGGACATCGGCAATGCGCCGTTCTCCGAGGGCGCCGACGCACCGATCTATTACACGATCGTTTGTGAGCTACAGACTCACGAATACACCCAAGATAGCGCCGAAGAATTCGGCGAGTTCGAGGGCGCCGACTTCACGATCGGCACAGGCGAAGCTGACGACATACTGCCCGATTTTATCGAGGCCTCTACGGACGTAATGGTGGACGAATGAGCGAGGGAGAAACGCTCGACGACAAGCGCAAGGCGCGCAAGAAGCGCGCAGCAGAGAATCAGCCGAGACCTGTAGCCCGCAAGGGTAAGGGGCGCTCACCTGGCAAGGGTGTTGGCATGACGCCAGCAACGGATCCAGCTGACGCGCTGGCGCAGATGCGTCGCAGCTTCTCTGATGTCTGGCTCGACGACGAGAAGAATCCAGCCATCAAATTGATTGCCTCCGAGCATCACCTAGCCGCTCGACTCAACACCTACGCTGAAGGCCGTTGGCAGATTCGCCGCGTTGGTGACGACGCAGTGATCGCTCTAGTTGAGCTCCAGGACGGCACTCGGGAGACGCGCCGCTTCACACGCGGTGTGATCGATGACAGTTGGAAGCGTAGTTGACGTCTCCAGGGTTCGCTCAGCTCACAAGAGATTTCTCGAAGCGCACGAAACGGCTTTCGATCGGGTTCTAGATCCTGGTCCGATTCTGCGTGACGTAAAGCAGCACATCGCCTCCGGCATTCTGCTGCAGATGCGCACGTTCCGGCTGATGCACAGCACGGACGCGAAGCTAATTCGAACGGCAAACCGTTCGCTGGTCCGTGTCACGAACACGGCCAAGTACGCATGGGCTCAAGAGAAGGGCTCGGGCAAGTACGGCCCCAAGGGAACCAAGTACCCGATCACGCCAAAGCGCGCCGGCTATCCGTTGCGCTTCTATTCATGGCGCCGCGGGACGTGGGTCTCGACGTACAAAGTAATGCACCCAGGCGTCAAGCCGACTCACTTCCTCGAAGTGGCGACCGACCTGGTGTTCCAAACGCGACTCGCGTTGTTGCGCGCTGCCATGAATTCGGCAGCGCGCCATTTCTGATTTCTTTTCGGGAGACGTTTCACCTTGGCAACTCTGCGTTTCTACGCGCGCCACGATCACCGGGTCTGGTATCCAGGACTCAAGATTCCAAACGGGCAGGCGCCTGTTTACTTGGGTCGCTCGTTCACTCCAGCGAAAGACGGTAAGCCGTCTGCCTCTCCAGCAACGAAGGATCCGATCGAGTGCCAGAGTGGCGACGTTGTCGCAACTCGCATCATTCGGCTGATGACGGTCGATCGACAAGATCCACCGTTCTTCTGCGCCGATGAACAGACCGCCGCGGAGTGTGGCTTTCCGTTCATCAAGGCGAAGTTCGTCGATGGCGTGTGGGTCGAAGCGCCGCAGAAGCCTGTCGTTTCCGTCGACTGAAGGACTAGATGTCTCTACCTGTAATTCCGATTACGGGTGTGGATGCGAATTACCGCGTCCCCGCCGTACTCGCCGAAATTGTATTCAATCAAGGCCCTGCGACAGCCAGCGCGCCGACACGAAACGTGTGTTTCGTCATGCCCAAGCTGTCGAGCGGCAGTTGGACTGCGGCTACGCCGTATCAAGTAAAGAACGAATCAGACGCAATCACTGGCGCCGGATCCGGCTCCCCACTGCACCGTGCCATTCGCGTATTTCTGCAGTCCAATAAGGACGCGACGGTATACGCCGTTCCTGTAACCGCGACGGCCGGTGGCTCCCCTGCCACGGCCACGGCCACGATCACGCTTGCCACAAATGCGACCGGTACCGGTACAGCAGTTGCGACGATCGCGGGCGAGGACTGCTCTGCGTCGTTTGTCTCTGGCGCCACGCCAACAACCGTTGGTGACGCTCTAGTCGCTTCGATCAACGCGAAGACCTGGCTGCCCTGCACTGCGTCGAACGCAGCCGGAACTGTGACGTTGACCGCAAAGATCGCGGGCGCGTCGCAGGGAACTGGAACGCTAACTGTGCATCGTGTGCGCGTGACCATCACCACTGGTGTTGGCATGACCGCGGTTGCAAGCGGAGGTCTGGGATCGGTGACTGCTGGCGCAGACGGTTCCACGACCGAAGCAGCAAACACGCTCGCCGCTCTCAACGCAATCGTTGCTCGTCGCTTCTACTACATGGTCTCAAGCGCGGTCGATGCGACAACGCTTGGCCACTTCAAGCTGCACCTTAGCACGAAGGCTGAGCCGCGCCGCGGCATGCGCTGTGTTGGCATTGCTGCCTATCCGGGCACACTGGCTAACGCGCAGACGCTCGCAACAACGCTGAACTTCCCGCGCCTGCAGGTCGCTTGGCAGCGTAACCCCGACACCTCGCCAGACGAGATTGCGGGCAACGTGGCCGCGATTCGCCAGAAGCGTGAAGCCGTGGATTCGGCCGCCAACATGGCCGGCTACCGCGACGCTGATTGGCTTATCAAACCAGCTTACACGACTAGCGATTGGCCTGACGACAACGACCAGAACGACGGCATCACCGACGGCCTGGCTGTTATCGCGAGCGACGAAACCGGTTCTTACTTGGTTATGTCGGTCAACACGAAGTCGAAAGACTCGACCGGCGCCGTGGATGACTTCCGCGCATGCGAGACGCATCGCGTCTCCGTGCCTGACGAGTTCGTCGACGAGCTTCTCCAAAACACTCGTCTGAAGTTCGGCCAGAAGAAGCTGAAGAACGATGAGTTTCTGCCTGATGGCACGGTGAACCCGAACCAGCGTCGCATTCGCGACGTGATCACTCCGTCCATTGTCGGTGCGACCGTGAAGTCGCAACTCACCGACTACGAGAACAACGGGAAGATCCAAGACGCCGAACTGTCGAAGGCTGGACTCCAGGTTCTGAAGTCGCCCGCGAACGCTGCGCGCATTGAGTGCGGCTTCGATATCCACACCATCGATCACGCTCACCAGTTCACGTTCCGCGTGGCTGAAGTCAGCACGGGCTAATAGCCAATGGCATTCACAGATTTTGCGAAACTCAGCGCGTTCTACAAGGGCAACGCGCTGACGAAGCTCACCTCCATCACCATCACGACGGAGAGCGGGCAACAGCGCGTCGACCTTCTAAACGAAGGCTTGGCGGGCTTTACGCCTGGCTCCGGCTCGGTAGAGATCGAAATCGGCTTTGCCGTTCCGATCGGTGGGCTTGAGGACACCTTTCAAGAAGACTGCGCGACCGGCGCGATCGTTGAGATGCAAATCCCGATCGGTTCGAAGGATTACATCGGTCTCGGCAAGGTCATGAACGTGAAGATCAGCCAAACGACGGCACAGAACGTCGAAGGCACATTCACCTGGTCTGGCCAACTCAAGCCGATCGAGTAATTCGCGCACACAACCTGGCGCCGCGTCTGTGGGAGACGAATCGCGGCGCTGGGATTCCTTTTTACGTTGGCCCTCTTGGCGGCGTGTCGTCTCCCACCGATCCGCCCCTTGAGGGCTTTTCGTTTAGGGAGAAAACGAAATGTTGCAAACCTTTCAGGAGCCGCCCGCGGTTCTCGAAATTCCAATTCCTCGCTGCGTGTCGCGTGAGCTGCATGCGCTAGCCAATCGCATTGGCCCGCGCACCTCTGCTCATGTGGCGCTCGTTGCGCTCGCCGCTACTCAGGTAAAGAACGTTGCTGGTTTTTCCGGCGGCTTCCATCCCGACGGTTCTGGTTACGTTGAGGTAATCGTGCGCCCCACGGCAACCTATCCGCTCGATACGCTGCGTTTGCAGGTCGAGAACCTTAGCCGCCGAGTTGATGGCGCCCACCCAGATACGATAATGCGTGAGTGGGCTGATACACCTACAGCAGAGCGCTCGGTTTGCAAGATCGTGAGGGACGATGTCCAAGCCACCTGAGGACATCTCACCAGCTGAGCTGTTTCTCAAACTCAGCGAGCCTCGCCCGAGTGAGGTCATCGACTTCCCGCGCAAGGATCGTTTCGGCGATCCGGTTGGAAAGATCCGAATCCAGGTTTTGACCATGGAGGATCACAACCGCGCTCGCATTCTCGCTCAGCAAGCGCTGAAGAAGACTGTCGCCGGCTTCGGGCTTGAAGCGCTTGACCAGCGCGACATGGAGAGCCCTGCTGTCCGTGAGGTTCTAGGTGACCTTGTGGCTCACGAGATCCTTTGCATGGCCTGCGTCAGCGACAAGCCGACGTTTGAAGCGACGGACGAACGCCCCGCGGTCTATGCCAAGGTCTTCAAAACACCGGCAGATCTGCGACGAGTTCTGACAGCGGACGAAACGCTTACGCTGTTCCGTGCTTACCAGCTGGTACAGCACCGCTATGGCCCTTTCGAGGCCACCACTGGCGAAGATGGTGAGCTTGAGGCGTGGATCAAACGCCTTGAGGAGGGTGCAGAGCACTTCCCTTTACTTCGCTTGGCCTTGCCTCAATTGCACGAACTGACATCGTGCTTTGCGGCAAGGATCTCTTTGCTATCCCACATCCTGGTTTCCCAGTGGGAGACCTTGCCGCCTACTTTGGCGTCAGCCCTAGAGCCCTATTGTTTGGGCACTGGCTTGTCTGGCGCGCTTGTCGACGAGTACACGCGCATATCTTCGGAAAGCTCACGTGAGCCATTGACCGTTGAGCAAGCGGCGCGCTGGGCGGAAGCCGACAAGAACGCGCGCCAACCTGAAGAGTAACCATCACAACACTGACTTACGACCTGGCCGTAGTTGGTCGTAGGGTCGTTGAAAGCGAACTTGCAACGCTGGAGCGTCGTTTCGCGCAGCACGCCCAGCGTTTGCAGCGCCTATCAACCGACGCAGTGCGCGGCGCGCATTCTGCGGCCGGTGGTGGCGGTGGTGGCGGCGGACGCTTGCCGCGTGACCCGATGTTTCTACCGGGTCGCCGTGAGCAGATCGCAGCCATCCGCTCGCGTGAGCGCGCGGAACTGGCGTCAGCAAAGAACATTGCGCGCGCCAAAGAATCCCTCGATCGCCAGCGCTCAACGGCGCTAAACGCTTCGCACCGCGAGGAGCAGCGCACGATCCGTCAGCGTGTAAACGCTGAGTTCCGTGCCCGCGAACAAGCGCGAAACGACTATCACCGAGTTCGCCAAGAAAACAAGGCGTTCTGGCGCTCGACGCTAGGCAATAGCGCGGACAAGGTCATGGGCACAATCGGTGCCGTTGGCCGTGCCGGCGTTGCTGCGGTTGGACTGGGCGGCGGTGGACTTGCTGCTGCGTCCGTGAATCAGGCGCTTCGCCTTGACGAGATGACTCGCCGTCTCTCGATCAACTCGCGTGGTCCTGGCCAAGCTGGGGCAAACCCCGAAGAGCTTCGCCGCACATTCACTAACCTTGGAATCGAGAGCGGGATCGCCCCGGAGCAGCTCGCCGGGGGCGCCATGAAGTTCGTTGCCAAGACCGGCGACCTTGGAACGGCCATGGCGAACATGCGCACGTTTGCGATCACGGCGCAGGCCACTGGGGCCAGCGTCGAGGACATCGCAAGCGCAGCCGCAGACCTTTCCGAGAAGTTCGATATCAAATCGACTGAGGACATGGGCAAGGCTCTCGCTGTCCTTACCTTCCAGGGTAAGAAGGGCGCTTTCGAGCTGAAGGACATGGCCGAGCAGTTTCCCGAACTTGCCGCCGCGGCGCAACGCGCTGGTATGCGCGGAGTAAAGGGAATGCAGACTCTGGGTGGCCTCGCGCAGATCGCGCGACAGTCGACCGGATCGGGCGCCGAGGCGAGCACGGCCCTACAAATGATGCTCACTCAGCTCACCACGAAAGCAGGTGACCTGAAGTCGGGCAAGGCGCTTGGAGGGGAAAGCGTCAACGTCTTCGAGGGTGGCGACGCCACAAAACGGGCGCGCGATATCCCCGAGGTGCTGTCCGAAATCATCAGCAAGAGTAACGGCAATCAGACGCAGCTCGCTAAGCTGTTCGATGTTCGTGGCTTGCGTGCAGTTTCGCCGCTGATTAAGACATACCGCGACATGCACGATTCACTCGGTCCGAAAGCGACCGAGGCAGAGCGTCGTGCGGCGGGCAAGAAGGCTGTTCTAACTAAGATCGCTGTTGCGTCCGAGGGTGGTGGTAGCTGGGCGGACGTTGAGTCCGATGCACGCGATGCCATGAAGGCAACTTCGGTGCAGCTTGAGCAACTCAAGATTCGTCTTGAGGCTGCTGTGGCTAGCTCGTTCTTCCCGCTGATGCAGAGCCTGGTGCCAGCTCTTGAAGAGATGGTCCCGCTGGTCTCCAAGGCGGCGAGCTTCATCGCAGCGCTTGTGCACACGCTTGCGCAGAACCCGATCCAGGGCATCGGCGCTGCAATCACGCTAAGCGTCACCAAGGATCTGATGGCTGCCGGCCTCGGTGAAGCTGCAAAGCTAGCGTTGATGAACGGCATCGGGGCTATGACCGAAGGCGCCGCGCTCGCACTGGCGATCGGCGCGTTTGAGGTCGGACAAATGGCCGTTAAGACCATGATGGTCGAAGCGCAGCAAGCTGCCGACTCCGCAACGGCATCTGGTGACGAGGTTCGCGCCAAGGCTGCCAAAGAACTAGCCGAAAAGGGCTACCTGTCACAGGGTACACGCAACGAGCTAGAGGGCCTGAACCTGACGGAACAGTCCGTCATGTCGAAGGCCGACCGCTCGATCGCGGAGGGCCAGACATTCACCGGCATCGCCGGAATGGGCCTGCGCTCTCTTGGTGCAACTCTTGGTTTGAACGACGACACCGGAACGCTTGGCGAAGCCTCGAAGCTGATGACCACGGCGACCGATGAGAAGTACAACAAGGGTCACCAGGAAACGAAGCAGCTGCTAGACATGGATGCCTTTGCGCAGAAGTTCGAAGGCGGCGCGGAGAGCGTCCGTAAGATCATGGTCGAAGGCGCGACGGAAGCCGCGCAGGTTCTCAAGGATGGCGCCGCTGGTGCCAAGCCGAACCGGGGCGACAAGCCTACCGGAGTAAAACCCTGAGCTGGCAGCTCTGAAAGATCGCAAGGATCGCCACGACGCCCAAAAGGACCGCGGCGATCTTCCAACCGACGTTGGTTTTTGGCTTCGGTAACTGGCTCGCGAACTCTGACTGAGCCAGGTGCACCCACTTGCCTTCGCTCGGTTTTACCAGCGCGTCGTGTAGACCGCTGCTGATCATCTCTTCCACCTCGGCCCTGGAATAGGGCCCGGCCTCGTCGTTGCCAACGCGCACGCTGTAGGTCCGAGAATCCACGCCACGAGGCTAGCGCTGGGAGACGCCGAAGCCAAGGGCATCAGCCCAGTGAGCCCGGAATGGCTTCAACAGACGTCTTTCGTCTCGTGCCGCATATGGAGTGGCGCGGGAACGTTTACCCGATCGCCGCTCGCTCGGTTTCGTTTCGACACGAACAAATCGAGCACAAGATCCAATACAGACCAAACGACTTCGCCGAGCCGCTAGGCCCGCACTCGTTCCTGTTTCGCTACACGATCCCCATGCGTGAGGATCTGGCGAAGGGCCCGTACAAGAGCCTCTTCAATGAGGGCCTGGTCAAGCTCGTGCGCGACTGTCGCAACCGCGAGTCGGGCACACTGATTGATCCGTTTTACGGTGAGTTTACCTGCGTTCCGGTTTCGTTTGACGAGCGCGTTGACGTCAACAAGCGCGACGGAACAGACGTAGAGGTAGAGTTCCTCCACTCCCCCGCCTTCGACGAAGGCGAACCGCTACTGAAGGACAGCATCACGGGGATCACTGGGCTAGTGAGCCAGGCTGGTGCGCTCGACGAGCAAGTCAAGGCAGCTGATTGGAATCAGGAACCATCGCCGCAAGGCCTCACTGACGCACTCAGCGCCATCAATGGCATTGGCCGCCGTGGCCTCCGCCAGATTGACCGCACAGCTTCGAGTCTCGACGACCTAGCGTTCAAGCTACGCAAGATCGAGGAGACCGCGGACGAAGCCGAGAATCCGCAGAACTGGCGACTACGCGACAGCGCGCGCGCGGCACGCGATCAGGTGCAACGCGCAAAGGATCGCGCAACTGAAGATCCGACGCGCAAGATCTCTCGCGTCGGCACCAAGTACGCCAAGACGATCGGCACAATTGCTGTCGAGACCGACATGTCAATCGAGCAGTTGCTTGCGTTGAATCCGCACCTACGCAGCAAAGGCCCGCTCGTGCCAGCAGGCACACCGATCAGCTTCTACAAACGTGTCCAACGTTGACCTTGATACGCCGCTAGTTGTCTACCTAGAAGGCCGCAACAACTTCCGAGAGCTGACGCGCATCAAGTCATGGTCCATCGAATCGGACTATATGACCAGCACGGACGGCTTCGAGTTCGTAGCTGTAGACGACAACATCGAAGTATTGCGCGACCTTGAGGCGTAGCCGGTCAAGCTAACCGTTGGCGGCGCCGTGCAGGTTGTCGGTCGCATCGACGACACGATGCGCGGTGATGACGGGTTGGCTGTTACTTGCACAGGTCGCGATTACATCGCGGACCTAGTTGAGT